TGGCCGGCGGGGCGATCCCTCTTCACTGTGATAATAAACAACCTTTGATTAGAGAAGCTCAAGTCTCAATAACATCAATTGGCTACTTCTTTTAGTCAGCCATAAACTCATTGGCCACAACTTACCAGCTGATCCACTGGCCAAGCTGATAAGTCACTTCCGATATTGGGGATAGTTTGTGGTCTGAGTTCATCTCGCCATTTAGTTAGCTTGTACTAGTGTCACTTCATCTTTTCTCACCTCAAAGTCAATGTATGCATGTGTACCTCCTACAAATTGCATTCCAGTTAGTTTTCCGTAATCCTGATAGATGAGAGCACTAGATATGGTGTAATAGGTGACCCCTTCATCAATCTGGGCTAATCCATCTGTTCCAACACTCAATCTTATTACATAGTAGTCTTCTTTCACTCGGGATGGATATATGACCCCTGTTCTTGAGGCTAGTTGTACATCTGTGTCTTCTTCTGCTGTAATTTGCTCTGCATATCTAATTATTTTATAATTTTCTCCTTCTTTACTTGAAACTGCCTCACAAGCGAAGACCCATATGGGGTGATCTTCTGCTAACTGTACTTCCAAACCGTTATACGTCACACGTTTATCTTCTTCATCTATACTGTCATCTTGTAATATTGCACCTAATGGTATTAAACTATTTAGTTGTTTTGATTCTAGCATATTGATGATTGTCACATTATTATAATCATATGGTAATGCATTTGCTTGTACTAATCCTGAGTTGAAATATGCTATTGTATTTCCTATTGGGTTTTTGAGTGTATAACGGTATTCAATGTAGAAATATCCTGGTATAATACGCTCTCCATTTAGGTTGGTACATCCAACTGCTATTGCTATAAATGTAAATGGATTTGATTCCTGGTTAAACTCCCCTGCCATTCTAAACAAATTAAATTGTAAGTTGGATGCCAATGTAATATTGCTGACAGCCTTTGTGTAACACTGTGTTAGCATACCACCATTTGAAGTTCTTAATGTTTGCTGTAGATTTTGGTTTGATGGTGCTTGTCCCCATATTGTACCTGCTAACACATTTCCTTGTTGAGTAACAGCACACTGTGGGACATATGTTAATTTCATCATTAATGGTCTATAATTCTGGTATCCTGCTGCTAGTGCTGCTATACGTGTTCCAGTCCAATATGCTGGGTTTGCAGGAATTGTACTTATTACGGGAGTACTTTGAATTGGGGCTGTTAATTGGTCCGGAATGGAATAAATTAGATCACGACCTTCCACTGTCATAGTATTTGCTGTCTGGTTTATAACTCTAAAATTTTTATTAAATCTGGATCGTGTTGCTGCTGGTATACCGGGACCAAAACCAGTTGTATTTCTACTTGAATTGAATTTCTTTTGGTTTCTTTGTCTTGGTTTGATATTGTTAATCCTTCTGTTTATATTTTTAATTCTTTTATTGATATTATTGATCCTATCACTTCTTTTATTATTATTTTTATTAGCTTTATTCATTGCACAAATTTTTTATGCCCAATACAGATTTTAGTTCTTCTGAACTAAACTCTTCATTTATCTGAGAGTTAATATATTGTAGTTGGGTCTTTGTGTACCTGTCTGTATTTACTTTTTCAATTCGTTTCATGGTTTCCCAATAATCACCTTGAATCTTGTACTTTATTCTTCTGTGATGTATATTGTAGAACTTTTCATAAGCTGGTGTTTCTAATGGATTATATGGGCAGCTTTGTTTTCTCCTATCTTTAGCTGATTGATTCAAGGCATGTGAGACTTTCTGCAATACATACTGCTTTTCATAGCGGTTGAGGCCTGATATGAGTTGTTTCGCTTTAGTTATGTATGCTTTTGCCATTGTGTCAAATATGTCAATTCCTTCATAGCTAGCTTTTAGGGCTACTGCCTGGTCTATCAAGTATGTGTAACGCTGAATAACATTGTATGATTTTGTCTTTCTACTATATTTTGCTAAATTGAACAACTTCTTGGGATCTCTGGTCAACATTATATGTCCTTTATTATCTAGTATCCAGGCACGTAGTGAGCAGAACTTTATTATTTCAGGTCCTCCGATGTCCAACATTTTTAGAACTTGGCCTAACCCATATGTGGATTGATCAGTGATTTCGGCTGATTTTAAGAAATACTTATAATATAGTTTGTGAATTTGTTCGTCTGTTATGTAATCTTTATACATTACGGTAAAATCATCGCCTTTTGAGAATACCACATAATCTTTTCCATAGACCAATCCAGCTTGATCATTCACGTAACGATTGTACAAGGCCATTCTTATTGTATTGCAAAGAGTGGTGTCTGCATCTCCTGAAAAGACACTGCCTAGTATTTTGTAATTGAACATTTTCCTTCTTTTCTTAGTTTTTGAATCAATGTATATCAAATCCATACTCTTGTATTCTTGAGTAGCAATGTCTATAAAGAGTTGTTTGTCTACATGATATACGGAATGAGCAACTCTTTGATATATGTAGTGGTCCACTCTTTTTAAAGTGATGTCTTGAGTATTGTCAAATGCAGAACCATCTCCTTCAACTACTTTAGTAAATCCTTGATCTATATATTCATTAATCATATGTGCCATCTCACTCAAATTTTTACCTCCACAATATCCTTTAAATTTATCTTGAAATATCTCTTCCAAATGCCAACAAATAGGTCCCATGACGAATTTTGTTCTCATGGGTATTGAGCATACCATTCTAGGTTTACCATCTATACCCTGCAGTTCAACTTTACAGATGCCTTCATAGTTTACTTGTGCCATTCTACGCCTTTGTGCTGGTGTTAATGCAGTGGCATCTATTAAATACTGTTGGTATAGATCCATGTCATTTTGCTTTCTACGATCAAGGTGACAATACCAATCCTGGAATGAGTAACCGAATGTAGTTAATTCCTCACCTACTTCTTTGTCTATTATATCCTTTGCATACTCTAAGAAGTGATCGGCTACTTTAGGGTCTGGTGTTGGAGCTGCTTTCATTTGTCTTTTTGCTGCGGCATATAGTGTGTGTTTGCAGCTCTTGTATGCCATAACTTCCTGCTCTTGATCTTGTGGTTCACCAAATATCTGTTCATATAATATTTTATGGTCACATTCACAATCTATATCTTTTACTTTTATGTAATCAAGAGGATTTTTAATTTTATCCATTCTCTGATAATACTTGAATAATCTGTCCAAATTTCCAGGCTCGATATCACTGATTTGTAGTCTCACTTTTTCTTGATAATCAGGGTGTGGATGCTTTTGTTCTAAATTATAGAGGGGTTGCGAAGCGTGTTTTTCTATATTAGGTGTTACTGACACTCCCTCATAAAATAAGCGCTGTGCGCTGTGACCTTCTGTATTGGGCTTTACTGAAAATTTTTAAGGTCCTTATCATCTACTTTTTCATTTATGTTCATCCAATTTTTCACTTTATAGGTTAAGTATTCACATAGTCTGGATTTCATAAAAGCATCCTTAAAAGAATCTGGTAATGTTGTGTACTCTCCTTTCTTTAAAGCATTGATTTCTTGTGTCATTTTTAAATTTTTGAGCACAGTTAGATGACTTTCAGCCTTTAAGGATTGCATGACAGTTTGTTCAATTAATGCTATTATTTGGTCTGCCTGCAATTTAGGTTCCTCTTTGTTAATGTAAGTTACTAATGATTTTAAGTGCTCATCATCAATTTTTTCAGCCACCAGATTCTTTGCGTTGAGTCTATTTATTAATTCCTGCTTTACTAATACGGGTTCATCAGATACAGTTACATCTAAGGTTCTTGCATATCCAAACACTCTACCTTCTGTGTATCTGACTAATGCATAATTTCTACCTACCCTTTCTAATTGTGTTTTTGGTTTTATGTATTCCCACATAGTTTTGAATGTTCCTTTAGTTGGTACATAGTATGGATTGGGAATTAGCCACTTGTCTTTTAATAAGTTATTAATATAGTTTATCATCTGTTGTATAAAATGGCCATCATCTGGTTGAGAGGTATACTTATCCTCAACGCATTTTAATAAGTCCATTTGATTCACTATGTATGAATTTATGCAGTCTGATCTTTCTAATGTAGTGCTTTTGACAATTTTGAATGATATATAATTGGTTGCACCACAATCATATTCATGGACTTTTATTACTTTTAAGGAAAAAGGAAACTCTTTATCACCCTGATTTAGCAAGAAATTATCGCAGAAGTTGAATTGGTAGAACCTGGCACCAGATCTGTAGTAGTGATCATTCCCATTAGTTTTCATATAAAATGTGACTTCTTCAGGTTGTATTTCGGGTCTGGTGCTGTCATAGTTTTTGGGTATTAATCTGGTAAATCCTTCTCTATATATATGAGTCCCTGTTGAAAATTGTATATCATGCATGTTTACATCATTAAATTTAGGGACATGAAGCATTCCTATTGCTACTGTTCCATCTTCTAATTCTTTGAATGATTCATATAAATCTTGGTCAGGTATATAGTAAATGACGTCAGTAAGTAAAAATAGTGTTTTTGTATCAATTTTATTTCCTTGTTCTTCACAGTACTCTTGGAGTGTCATTTCTTCCTTCAGAGTTGGCTTCATTGAGTTATATATGTCATTGTTATCATATTTGGTAGCAACTCTGGCTAATTTAAGGTTGTACTGTTGTATATCTTCTTTTACTAATCTAGCTCTATCCCAATCTGCTGTTTCTTCTTGTGGTAATAAGACCACATTTGCTGCACCTCGTGTTGCTGTTCTGGCTGACATCACATCTACCACGAATCTACTTGGTCTAGGTATTATGACATTCTCTACATCTAGGTCTTTATTTTTATTTTCAAATAACTCACGGTGTGGTCTTATCGATGAATTAAGTAAATCAGCTTCTTCAATTTTTCTAATGTTGTGTAGTATCGGATGATCATTGCTTGTCATTTTTATTTGGGTTATAAATTGCTTGTTTTCTTCAGTTATGTCAGCCTTTTTGAAGAACTGGAAATTTTTGAATAATTGGCTGAATAAGGAATTCAATTCATCATTATAGAAAGAATATTTAGCTATATTTGATTTGTAGAATTTATTATAGGTATCAGCCAATTCAAGTTCAACCTTATCAACTTCTGTGTCTCCTAGTTTATTAACTCTCTTTTTGATAGGTTGTTTATTATCTGCACCCTCAGGTGCATTATTCCCACCTCGGTGGTTATAGTTTTTATAATCAAATCGCTTTG